GGGGGGAGGGGTATTAGCTAGCTTTAAAAAATTACGGGTGCCCCCAACCCTCTGAAAAAATGAAAACGGGAAAAATGACAATTTGACCTACAATCCGGCGACTAACTCCGAAAGGGCAAAGTGGAACCGAAAAAAAGAGGGCGGCCGCTCAAGATGACGATCCAGAGGTACGCAGAGAACCCGCCTGCGGTGCTACCGAAGACGGATCACCAACGCATCAAAGAGTTGAAAGAGCTGATGATCCGCTCTGGCGGCAAGGACGTCGCGGAGAAGGTGATCCAGATCGCGCTCAACGATGAGCACCCAGGTCAGATGGCGGCGTTGAAGATGTGCATGGACAGGACGCTGCCGATCGGCATGTTTGAGAAGGACAAGTCCCAGAGGAGCGCCATCACGATCAATATAACTGGGTTGGGCCAAGAGCCGACGATCATCGACCCACAGGACATAAGCGATGTCTGATCTGAACTTCTCCCTCCTACCCTGGCAGCAACAGGTCTACGCCGACCAGACGCGGTTCAAAGTGATCGCCGCTGGGCGACGCTGCGGGAAGTCGAGATTGGCCGCGACGACGCTGATCATCGAGGCGCTCAAGTGCCCGCCGGGCAGTGCTGTCTTGTACGTCAGCCCGACGATGGGTCAGTCGCGGCAGATCATCTGGGACTTGCTGCTGGAGTTGGGGCGAGAGGTGATCCAGTCGAGCCACGTCAACAACTTGGACATCACGATGGTCAACGGTGCGCGGATATACGTCCGCGGCGCAGACAGGCCGGACACGCTGCGCGGTGTAAGTTTGACGTATGCGGTGCTGGACGAGGTGGCCGACATCAAGCCAGAGGCGTGGGAGCAGGTGATCCGGGCGTCTCTGTCGGACAGGAAGGGCCGGGCGATGTTCATCGGCACGCCCAAAGGGAGGAACTGGTTTCACGACCTGTGGAAACTAGGGCAGGATGAGAAGGACGGCGACTGGAAGAGCTGGCACTTCACGACCGAGGACAATCCGCTGATCGACCCAACGGAGATCGAGTCAGCGAAGAAGACGCTGTCCTCATTTGCGTTCAAGCAGGAATACCTGGCGAGCTTCAGCAACGCGGGCGCGGATGTGTTCAAGGAGGACTGGATCAAGTACGGCGTCGAGCCGGACTATGGGAGCTACTTCGTGGCGGTGGACTTGGCTGGGTTCGAGGAAGTGGCCAAGCAGGCGGCCAACAGCAAGAAGAGGCTTGATGAGTCGGCGATTGCGGTGGTGAAGGTGACCGACGACGGCAAGTGGTTCGTGAAAGAGATCGACCACGGCAGGTGGGACATCCGCGAGACGGCGGCGAAGATACTGATGAAGATGCGCGACTACCGGCCACTGAGCATCGGGATCGAGAGGGGGGCGTTGAAAAACGCTGTTCTGCCGTATTTGAGCGATCTGATGCGAAAAAATAACGTCTACAGCCACATCGTGGACCTGACGCATGGCAACCGGAAGAAGACTGATAGAATCATTTGGTCGTTGCAAGGGCGGTTCGAGCATGGCAGAATCGTGCTCAACAGCGAGGAAGACTGGGACGTGTTCGTGGACCAGCTGCTCATGTTCCCGTCGCAGGGCGTCCATGACGATTTGCCGGATGCGCTGTCCTACATCGACCAGTTGGCTGTCACCAGCTACTTTGAGGACGCGGATGACGACGAATGGCAACCCCTCGATATAATTTCGGGCTGTTAATCTAAATAGGAGCTAATATGCCTAAATACTCGATAAACGAAAAAGCGGGCATATTGTCTCGCGCCAACGAAGCCGATAAAAAAGCGGGCCAATACTCGGCCAAAGCACACGCTTACGGCGCATTTGCCGATCGTCGCAAAGGCTCGATTCTTGACCCAGACTACGCTGCAAGCCGCGACGCAGCCCGAAAACAAGCAAATATGTACGAAGAAGAGGCTGAGATGCTACGCCAAAGAGCAATGCCAGCCACTAACAGCCGCGCTCAGTACGAAAGCGAAAAAGAAGCTGGCGACCCAAATGCTTTGACTATGTCGTTTGAGCAGTGGAAGAAACTTTAAACCTGCCAGGGGTGTAGATATGGATCAAAACGAGTTTGACGAGCCGACACAATCCGACAAGGAGCTGACGGCTTTCGTCGTTGACCATTGCCAGCGGTGGAGAGACTGGCGAGACACCAATTACCTCGACGACTACCTTGAATATGAGCGCATTTTCCGTGGGGAATGGGCTTCTGAGGACAAAACTCGTGAATCGGAGCGCAGCCGTATCGTGACGCCCGCCACTCAGCAGGCCGTGGAGACGCGCCACGCTGAGATCATGGAAGCGATTTTTGGCCAAGGTGAATTTTTCGACATTGAAGACGACATCAAAGACGTCAACGGCAACCCGTTGGACGTCGAAGTGCTGCGAAAGCAGCTCATGGAAGACTTCAAGCAGGACAAAATCCGAAAATCCATCGACCAGATCGAGTTGATGGCCGAAATCTACGGCACGGGCATCGGCGAGATCATCGTCAAGACGGAAAAGATTTTCGAGCCCGCAACGCAGGCGATTCCAGGGCAAACGGGCCAAGCAGCCATCGGCGTGGTGGAAAAAAACCGCATCGCCGTCAAAATCAACCCCGTCAACCCTAAAAACTTCCTGTTTGACCCCAACGGCACGTCGATTGACGACTGCATGGGCGTGGCGGTCGAGAAGTATGTGGGCATCCACAAGATTGTCGAAGGCATCGAGAAGGGCATTTACCGCAAGGTGAACATTCAGCCCGCCGCCGAGGACACTGATCTGGAGCCGACCCAAGAACTGAGCCAGTATCAGGACGAAAAAGTGCGTCTGCTGACGTACTACGGCCTGGTGCCACGCGAGTATCTGGAGCAGCTGGAGAACGAAGACGGCGAAGTGGCCGACCTGTTCCCAGACGACAGTACGGCAGACGAGTATTCTGACCTGGTGGAGGCGATTGTCGTGATCGCCAACGAGGGCCAGCTGCTCAAAGCCGAGGCGAATCCTTACATGATGAAGGACCGCCCGATCATCAGCTATCAGGACGACACAGTGCCCAACCGCCTGCTCGGTCGCGGTACGGTCGAGAAGTCCTACAACATGCAAAAGGCGATTGACGCTCAGGTGCGCAGCCACTTGGACAGCCTGGCGCTGACGACCAGCCCCATGATGGGCATGGACGCCACCCGCCTGCCTCGCGGCGCACGCTTTGAGGTCAAGCCGGGCAAGGCGTTCATGGTCAACGGCAACCCAGCCGAGATTCTGTACCCGTTCAAGTTCGGTGAGACGAGCCTGAACAACCTGAACACGGCCAAAGAGTTCGAGCGGATGCTGTTGCAAGCCACGGGCACACTGGACAGCCAGGGCATGGTGAGCCAAGGCAACCGCGACGGTGCGGGCATGAGCATGGCGGTGGCCACGATCATCAAGAAGTACAAGCGCACGCTGGTCAACTTCCAAGAGGACTTCCTGATCCCCTTCATCCAGAAGGCCGCGTTCCGCTACATGCAGTTCGACCCTGAGCGCTATCCGAGCGTGGACATGAAGTTCATCCCGACGGCCACGCTGGGCATCATCGCCCGCGAGTACGAGCAGCAGCAGTTCATTGGTCTCTTGCAGACGCTGGGTCCAAACACACCCGTGCTGCCTCTGATCTTGAAGGGCATCTTGAACAACAGCTCATTGACCAACCGCTATGAGTTGATGGCAGCGCTCGACCAGATGAGCCAGCCAGATCCGCAAGCGAAAGAGATGCAGCAGATGCAGCAGCAGCTGGCGGTGCAAGCGGCGCAGGCGCAGATTGCGGTCAGCACCACCCAGGCCGAGCAGAACCGGGCAGAGGCGCAAAAGCTGATGACCGAGGCGCAGCTGATGCCTCAAGAGGTGCAGGCCAAGGTCATCGCTTCGACGACCAAGAACTTGCCCTCGGGCAACGAGAGCAACGAGTTCGACAAGCGGGTCAAGATTGCTGAGTTGATGCTCAAAGAGGCCGACATGAAGAACAAGTCGAAAATTGTCGAGTTGCAAATGGAGAACCAGCAATGATTCCACGCACGTTCCTATCCACCTTTGCGTCCAACGGACAGCAGCAAATGCGTGTGTATTTTTTGAACTCTGTGGCTGGGTTGAGGAGATGGGCTGACTACATCCCCGTCAAGTTGGTGCAAAGCGGCAAGGAAAACTCCTACGACAACAACGGGTTCATTGACGTTGAGGTGGTCGGACGATCTTCGACTGACACCCCGTTCAAGGAATATGTTCCAGTCTACGTTGACGCATCCGCATCAGACGCTTGGCAGGTCAATGCAACAGGCTATATCCCTTATGGCTACGCAGGAACTGGTGACGCTTCGCTGGTGCTTGATTTTACGAATTCTGCGTCACTGGATTCTCGCATTACGTTCACACGGGCAAGCACAGCCACGTACTTCAACAGTGCAGGAGTACTGTCTTCGGCTGCCATTAACGCACCTCGGTTTGACTACGACCCTGTTACGCTGGCTCCGAAGGACTTGCTCATTGAGGAGAGCCGGACGAACTTGCTGCTGTATTCTGAGCAGGCTGATAATGCTGTATGGGTAACAGCAGCGCCATATAGTGTAAGTGCCAACGCAGCAATTAGCCCTGATGGAACTCAAGACGCTGATGCTTTGATTGTTGATATTGGCTCAAGTTCTTTCACCACCAACGTAACAAAACAAGTAGTTACAAAAGCAGCTTCTTCGATTCAGTACACCAGAAGCGGATATTTCAAAGCACTTGGATCGACAACAACTGTTCGGTTAAATGATTTTGCTGTTACCGGAACAAACTCCGCAACTGTTATTGTTTCATTAGTTGATGGAAGCATTGTCGGCGCTGCAACTGCTACTGGAACCTTTTCTGGTGCGTCCGTTGTGGTGACTAACGTAGGCAACGGATGGTGGCGTGTGGCTCTTACTTATACTACTGATACAACAACCTCACTAACTATCAGATCGTTTCCATATGTAGGTGCTGCGCCCCTTACGGGCAATGGCACATCCGGCCTTCTTGTCTACGGCGCTCAACTGGAAGCCGGAGCCTTTGCTACCAGCTACATCCCCACAGTGGCAAGCCAAGTGACCCGTGCGTCTGATTTGGCGTTGATGACAGGGACGAACTTCAGCAGTTGGTATAACGCTACTGAAGGCACGTGGTTCGCTGACTTTACACCTTTAACATCTGACTATCTGACCAACAAAAACCTGTTTCTGGCCTCTGATGGCACTACGTCTAACTTTAATGGCTTGCGCTACGTCACTTCTGGCTCTCGTCCGGGGTTAGGCGTTACGACAGCAGGCACAACACAGGCAAGCATTGCGACAACTGCAATGGTTGCAAACACAGCGTACAAGATGGCAGGCGCGTACAAGCTCAACGACTTTGCCGTAAGCCGCAATGGTGCAGCCGTTGTTACTGATGCTAGTGGGACAATCCCCACAGTCACGCAAGCAGAGATTGGTTCTTTGGCAGGCTCTGTCAATGTTCTCGGATCACAGTACATCC